TGAACCCATACACATAAATGATTTGACCATTTGTAGCACGGAAACCAAACCTTGCTACACCTGCCCCATACCAAGAGTAGTCCATGTAGAACATTTGTACTTTAGTAAGGTCTAGGTTATAACCTGATGGGTTAGATGCAGAGTTTGAACCATCGCAAACATCCCACCATTGTGACTGAGGAACTTTTACTTCAACAACTCTAGAAACTAATGCATTTGCAATAGTTGAACCACGATACTCAGGTGTTATATACAACTGTGTATCGCTTGTAATAGTTAAAACACGATGTGTTTGACCACGAATTGTAATGTAATCGCCAACAACCAGTTGAGTTGTAAACTGTGTATTTGCGCCTGTTACTAAAGAACTATTTTGTGTGGCTGTAACTGTTCCAGTAATTTGGTTTACACTGTTTCTTAATACAACATACAATGTTTGACCATCAAATTGGAAAAAGATACCATTTTGACTATCAAAGAAACCAATCTTATTGCTTGAACCATACCAAGAGTATGGGCTTACGTGAGGAATAGATGGTACTGTTGATGTTGCAGTAGTTGCACTTGGTGTAGATAATGCTGTATATGTGAATGTTAAAGCAGTAGGTACAGTAGCAATCTTAAAAATACCGTTGTATGCTGTCTGATCAAAACCTAATACTTGAACATACGTACCTACTGTTAAGTTATGTGGTACTTTACTTGTAACTGTAACTGTTGTTCCAGATGAAGTTAATGTTGTAAATGCAATCTGGGGTTTAAGAATTGTTCCTGTTGAGAACTGAATACCTTTACCAGACTGATAACGGAAATAACGTCGTGTTTGGCGGAATAACTGCTGATTAGGTGTAGAAGCACCTGCAGTAAAGTTAACTGAGCCATCATATGCATGGCAGTCAACCCAACCAACAGGTCGAGCATATAAGTTTGATTGACCTGCAGTATTTGCGATTGTTGTCGATGGTGTGCCATTAACGTTAGTGAACGTAAATGTTGTAGCACTTGGTGTAGTTGCTACTGTCTGAGCACCATTAATTTGCGTTGCTGTAGATGGTCCAGTTGTACCAGTAATGTAAATTGCTGAGTTTGCTGAGAGACCATGCGGGAATGATGTAGTTACAGTAACTGTAGAACCTACAAACGTAAATGCTGTAGTACCTGTAAGTGCAATTCCACAATTTGAATATGTGTACCCTTGGTAGCAATATGTTGATGCGGCAGAGTAGTTATTAACTGTAGTAACTGGATTAGCAACTTGAACTGTAATCGATGTTCCGGCAGAAACACCTGCAACTACATATGCCCAACCTTGTGCATTTGGATCAATTGTGTCTTCAATAAAAAACGGTGTACCTGTTGCAACAGTTACGTTTGAGCCAAATGTAATTACTAATTGATAAGTATTTGACTGATTACCCGTGATTGCTGTTACAGGTAATGCTGAGTTTGGCAAATAGTATAAAGATTGGCGATTATTTTGTAAAGCAACTTGTTCCCACTTAGTAGGCTGTTGACCATACTCGAAGTCGGTATCAATCAATGATTGTGGCGTTGATACTCGAATTTTATCTACAGCATCATATGCGCCTGAACGCTGTGCTTGCTGTAAACGTAATTGGTTGTCGGTATTCGACGTTGGGCCTGTATAAACCGATAATTGAGACATTTATATGTTACTTAAAAAGTGAGGGCCGAAGCCCTCAACTCTTAATAATTGCACTTACCGCCGGCTTTTTTGTGCGTAGACACTTTAGTCGTGTGGTGACCAACATGTCCACCCTTCTTCATAGGATGACCATCTATCTTATCATGCCCGTGATGATGCTTAGCTACATGCTTGTGCATATGATCATGACCATGATCGCCATGACCATGAGTTGTGTGATGCTCAACATGTCCGCCATGAGCATGGTGCTTAACATGACCACCTTTTTTATATCCAGCAGGTGACTGATGAATTTCACCAGTTCCAGCCTTCTTGGTAGTCATCTTTTGACCATCTTTCATGTCGTTCACATAGCGGCTTGCTACACTATCAGACACTGTACCACCTTTAGCATAGTGATGCTTTTTAGAGTGGCCACCGTGCTTATAACCTACACCTTCAACACCACCTGATTTTGTGCTTAAAGATTTAGTTTGTTTAGCCTCAACTACTTTATCTTTTACATCAATCATAGGGTGAAGTGTTCCACCTTTAGCCATATGATGTTTAGCATGACCACCTTTTTTAAGCTGTGCACCACCATGAGTAACTACAGGCATAGTCCCTCCTTCAGCCATGTGGTGTTTCTTAGTATGGCCTCCGTGCTTGTATCCTGGGCCTTCCAGTGCACCAGAAGTAGCTTTCTTATGTGCCTTACCTTCTGCTAAAAGACCACCTGGAGTAGGGTCGTACATACCACCGTGTTTCATGTGCTTTTTAGCATGTCCGCCTTTTTTCAGACCATGATGAGCTTTAGATGCTTTCTCATGCTCATGATGCTTAAGCTCTTTTTCAATCTTATGCATCTCTTTCATTTCTGCTTTGTGCTCTTTAGGTGACTCAACTTCACCACCTTTTTTACGCATTAGCATAGGCTGACGAGTAGGCATAGCAGGACGGCGTGCCATCATTGGAACACCACCCATTGCCATGTGCTTTTTGTGAGCATGCCCACCTTTTTTCATGCCACTACCGGCTTCATCTACTGATGGTTCAGTAGTCTTTTCTTTAGGTTCACGAGCAAATTTTGTCGCCATAATTTTCTCCTAATTAGGCTTGTGCAATACCAAGTAAGCCAGTTGCAGTGGCATTTGGACCAACTTGGATGGCTGTCATACCCATCGTTAAGACCAAACGAGCTAAACCGTTCAATGTACCACCAGGTGCATATGTACCACGTACATCAGGCGTTACAGAAGTGGATGTGAACTGAGGAACAATAGAAGCAGCTGATGCTGTGTATGAACCAGTTGAAGTAATAAATGTTCCTGCCAAATAGTTAGCTTGGCTTGTAGACAATTTACCTGTTGTACCACTAACTTTTGTCCACCAGTAGTTTGTTGATACTGATAAACCACCAGGAGGTGTACCGGTAACTTGAACGATTGTTCCACTTTCTGGTGCATAACCAACTGTTAGTACGCCAGGGGCTGCAATTGTCCAACCTGTTACGGCTTGTGTTGCATAGTTAGTTGTGTTGCTATAGTAACCAAGCAATAAAGTACCAGAATCATTTGATAATGAACCAGAAAAACGATTGCTTAGAATATATGCAAAGTCACTAATACGAGCAGGTAAACCAAGAATATTTGTAGTATCTACAGAAACAGCTACTGTAGTTGCTGCTGAGAATGCTATTGAATAAACTTGGAAAAATGCTTTACGACCATTTGTCGTTGTAGATTGAACAGTACCTGTTTGAATGATCTCGGTCATCGCATTACCGTAGTAATCGTAACCTGTTACTGTTACAACGGAGTTAGTAGGACTACCTGATGCAGTAGTTACTGATACTGCTCTAGGATAATCAAACTGAATAACAGTTGTACCATCTGTACGAATCACTTGAGTTGTTCCAGCTGCGGCAGATGCTGCTGCTAACTGTGAACCACTATAAGTAGTTGCTGTCGTAGGCGTTTTTGCGGCTAGTACAGCTGCTGTTGTAGCAACTGCAGGCGTTGTATCATATAGATACACACGACCCATTGGACCAAAGCCCAATGACATAGGTGAAGGATTTCCCAAATTGCTCGTTGTGTTTGTACCAACGAAAGATTGTGCAGACCCTAGGAAAAGGTCATCTGAAAATTGAGGCATGTTGTCTGCTCCATGAAAAGTATGACAAATTTAAAAAATGGGGCCAAGATCACTTGGCCCCGTCTGATTATGCTCCGGGTGTACCGAATAAGCAACGTGGATCAGTCCAGTTAGGAATGTAACGCTCTGTAGCCTTATAGCGCATGCTATCGGTTTCAAAATCGCCTTCCATTGTCTTTTCCAACATACGACGCATCATAAGCTTCAAGCCTTCTGGTGCATCTGTCTGTACCCACCAGTTAGTAGCTGATGTCAAACGGCTAATTACTGAAGCTCCTTCGGGCAACAAACCAATTGACTTGATTGGGTTGATGTCGTTGTTAGCTGTACCAGTACGTAGGACTGACTTCAACAATACTTCGGCTTGGAATACGTTGCCAGGTGCAACAACCAGCTTAAGAGGTTGAAGACGGATTTTCTTACCGTTGTTGTCAACGGCTTGACGAATCTGAATCAACATCTGCTCAAGTGATGTTTGACTTAGAGCAGCAGCTGTTGAAAGCTGATTGCTAAAAGATCCAACAGCAATTGGGTGAGCTGTGTTAATGAGTGACACGCCGTCACCACCTGTGTATGAACTATTAAACGCACGGTTCAAAATGTTAGCACATAGCAATTCTTTGGTTTCCACCAATGATTGTGCCAAATGCTTAGCATATACTTGACCGATACGAATATGATCGCCATCTTCAACCAATACTTTGGTCAGT